CGTCGACGCCGTTGATTACCTGAACCATGTTCAGAACGTCGATTTCATGGATAACATCGTCGCCGTGCTGCAGCTTGTAATAGTGGAGCGACATTGTCACTTTCAGCTTCGGCAGGTCGCCAGGCTTGTGCGTGCCCGGTTCCATCTTCGTGATTTTGCCGCGCATCGTGTGGCAGACAGCCGTAACGCTGCCGTCGAACGATTCGAGCGCTTCACGGATGACGAAGGGAACGGTAGAGCCTTCCGTGACGCCGAACAACGCCAGAACGTCCTTGTTATAGGACACCAGCGTATAGTCAGCGACAAGCTTTTCCATACCCAGCGTGATATCAACCGGCGCGTTCATGCCACCGCCGCGAAACTCTTCCGTTTTCTGCGTCAACGCAGGCGGGTTGACCTCTTCAACCTCGCCGGCAAGCCCCCGCCCGTCAACGAAGAGGTTTAAATTTTTGAGAATGTCGTTAGCGGCCATGACTTAGAAAATCTCCGCGATGTAATCGTTGACCATGTGGCTGCGGAAGGTAACTTCTTCTGCCGGATAGACGGGCGTAAAATCGAAATCGAAGAAGATTTTACCCGCCGAAATGTTGGCGTTCGTGTTGATATCCGGATCGATCCAGCACTTACCGCCAAGGATTGCGCCTTGCGTTTGAAGGCCGCGCAGGAAGTCGTTTACGCCCTCAATAACGGCGTCCACATATCCCTTTGTGATGCCTCGATCAACAGCCCAAAGGTGAGCCGCTACAAGGCTGTCATTGATAATGTCGGACGTGCGCGAGACACACAAAAACGCCCACTTCTGATCTCTCGACAGGGTGCGGTTTCCCCACAGGCGGAAACCACTATATCGAATGATCGTAGCGATTTTTTGGCTGTTCAAAATATTCGCACGACTATTCGAATCGCCCATCTGGAAATCGATATCGCGACCCACGCCAACGCAGCCGTTCAGCGTGTTATTCGACGGCGACCACCACCAGCCCTTGACGTTGTCGACGTAGGCAATCAAGCCCGCAACGGCTGCGCTCGACGGGCGCGTTACCTCGTTGCCAGTGCGCGAATCGGTAGTTGTCCACCACGGATCGACCAGGTAAATACGGCGGTCGCCAAAGTCGCCTGCATACGCTTGCGCGTCGGCGTCGGTCGTGTTCGGGCCGTCAGCGATGATGTGCGCGCGCAGGCTGTTCGCCGTCGACAGCATGGACGAAACGACTGCATTTGCAGACGCGCCAACGGTCGCCGTGAAGGTTGCTGCGGTCGTGCCTGCGCCAGCCGCTGCCGGCAGCGCGAACGTTGGTGCGGACGTATAGCCGTATCCGTTCGTTGCGACCTCGACCACCGTAACCTTGCCGCCGACAACGGCAGCCGTTGCCGTCGCGCCAGTGCCATTTGCGCCCCCGCCCGTCGCGGTCATGGTGTAAGTGCCATCGGTGTAGCCGGCGCCGGCGTTCGCAATGACAAGCGAATTGACGCCGTCTGTTACGCGTTGATGCGTGAAGCCAGGCGCGATCAACAGGCGAGGCTTCACGCCAAGCTTCGACTGCGCAGAAAGAAACGCCTTCGAGCCGGTGTAATTGCCCGTCACAGGGTCAACGCCGCCGATGATGTTTGCGCGCTGCTGCGCTGCATCTTCGTCCGTATCGACGCGCACCACAACGATTGCAGCGCCGATGCTCTCGAAAATGTCATCGATTGCGCCGTACAGCGTGCCCACGTCAAGCGAGCCTGCCGGCGCCGTAGAAATCAGCTTTGCCTGCAGGCTTTGCGAACCGGCGATAAGAACCGGCGTGTTGAGCGGAAACACGGAAGGATCGGCATAGGGGGCCGTGCCCACCAAGCCGATAACGCTTGCAGATGCAACGGTGATTGCACGCGTGCCGTCATCCACGTCCTGCGATTGCACGCCATGCAGAAAATCGGTTGTCATATAGGAAAGGCCCCTAGCCGTTTACGGTTTATTCACGTTCGCGGCAATGTTCGCAGCGACGGGGGCGCGCTTCCTCTTGCGGATTTCCAATAGAAAAAGGCCGCTCGATGGCGGCCCTTACGCATGCGTCGAACTGTCAGTGCGGGATGGTGGCTTTAGAAAGGCAGTGCCCCTTCCCGAAAATGAAATCTATGCAAGGCGCTGCAATCTTTGCCCAGCGTCGCCCCTCAATCAGAGCGTTGCCGGTTCGCTCAGAAATCGTCACATTCGGCTTGCCGCCGAATAGAGCATTGCCGCACTCGTCCTGCGCAATGGCCATGTTTAATGCGCGCTCTTCGGACCCGAACAGAGCCTGCGCGAGCATGGCCAACAGCAGCACGCCAGAGAACGCGGCACACATCGCCCATAGCATCAGCAGCTTCGCGCGCGTCATGGACTTATGCCCACGCGATTTGCTGCACTTCGGCCACGGTCGTTGCAGCCATGACCTGGTCGGCCAGCGTTTGGTTTTTCACCATGGCGGCCACAATCGCGGCCTTGCCGTCTTTGCCAGCCTGCTGGATTTGCGCCACCGTGTGCATGCGGAACGCCCACGCGCCCTGCGCGTCGGCGCACCAGAATGGCGTCGCCCAATCGTCAGCCAGGCCGGGCAGCAGCGACGCCACCACGGACGCGTTAAGGTTCTGCTGGTCCGTGTCTTTCGCCGGATAACTGTACGGCGCGCCCAGCGCGCTGGACATGAAGCCAGCGAGAATTGCCGCCCTGCATACCGCCGTCAGTTCGGCCACCTTGGCGGCTTTCGCGGCTGCCAGCAATTCGGCCGCCGTGGCTGTCGGCGCATTCACCAGCGCGCCATTCTGCACGATATAGCCGCCCTGGCTCGACAGGCACGCTTGCCACTGGTCGGTCGTTAGCGGAATAGTGGCCACGCCTTGCGGCGCGGGGCTGATTGAATCGTCATAGAACGCCGTGATTGTTCCGGCGTCGTCATATGCCGCGCGTTTTTGGCCCATGTTCTCAGTACCCGATAACTAAAATTGTGGTTGACCCGCTCGCGCCCTGCCCCGAAGTATTCCAGCGATTGCCGAATACGGATGTTTTTGTAGCGCTATATAACGCCACAAACGTTGCGCCAGTGTCCCCGTTCGTCGCATATGCGCCCGCGCACTGCGTCGGAAACGCAATCGGATATGTCCACGCCCAACCAGTAGACGCGGAAATTGTCCCCCACTGAATAATCAGGCCACCCAGCCAAGTGGGGAATGTAATGTAACCATTGGTGCCCAGGCTGATAGCAAACCCCGCCCGCAGCTTCTTCGGCGTCACAATCGTGGCGTCGTCGGTGCCTGCGTTGGTGGTTGCCTGCGTGGCCACCTTCGCCGTACCCTGCGCCGTTTCCGTCGCCTGTTCGGCCTTGAACCAGGCGCTGTTAATCACTGCCTGGCTGTTGTCGCCCGCGTTCGGCGTCGGGCCGTTGATAACGCCGCTGGCTTGCGCCAGCAGCAGCTTTCCAAGTTTTGCCAGATTGGCTGCGAGTGACATATTTAGGATTACCCCTTGAAATTCAGCGTAAGGCCAAGCGAGTAGGACATGCTTCCCGAAGTTATGGCGTTCCCTACTGCGGTAATCGTGTGCAGCCCTTCTGTTGGAACCATTGAAAGCGTGGATGAGGCGCCAACATTCGCGCCAGCAGTTACGCTGGTGTAGGTGCCAGAAAAACCGTTCGTTGCGCCATCCATTTGCACGATAGCGCTTGACGCGCTGCCAGCCGTGCTGTTGGATACAGAGCCGGTTAGTTGTGCATAGAACGCCTCATCGTTCCATTGCAGCCATTGAATATGGGCCGCCGTCATCAAATCAACTAGCGAAGTCGATGCCGTTGACGATGTGGTTGAGCTTGATGCGACGCGAGTCGCGCGGTTAAACCAATTCAGGCAGAAACGCTGCGAAAGGCTATCCACAAACTGGCTGCTGGCGTTGGTCGAAATCATGCCCACAAGCGTGCGCGTAGCGTCGCCCGACTTGATTTCAACGCCGCTCGTGTTCATCGCGTGCGTCGTTGCGGACAGTTCCAGCGCCATTGCGCCCGCGTTCATGTACGCATAGACGTAATAAAGCGTGCTGGCCGCCAGGCTGCCATTCGAGACAGTCACGCCCGCAGCCGGAATCTGCCGAACCGTACCGTTGATATTCAGGCATGCGCCGTTATACCTCGCCAGCTTCAGCGACGTTGCACTAACGACAGACAGGCGGCATTGTCCGTGCGCAGCAAGCGGGTGCATCCACGCCGTGGGCGGCACAATCTGACTGTTGTCGTCAACCGCTGGCGTCGGCGCCGTCGATCCCTGATACAACGCCAGCGGCCCGCCCATGGTGTCGCCGGATTTCTGCACCGCGTTGGCCACGCTGAACGTTGAAAACACGTACACCGTTAGCGATTCATCGGACGTGATAGCGTTCGTGAAATTGATGTTGACGCCATCGGTTGCCGTGAAGTCAGGCGAAGCGGCAGTGCCCGGTTCAAGCAGCGCGCCGTTCCGCTCGATCATGATTGCACCAGGCGTATAGCCGCCAGTGATCGCAATGCTGCTGCCCGCGATTCCCGAGAAGGGGTAGGCCTTGATTGCCGCCTGGCCGCCCGCACTCGCGAAC